AAATCGAATAACTGCTGGGCACAAGAAACAACATTGGAATAAATCGTGGTTTCTGTGATTACCTTCTGTGCAGACTGGAAAAAGAACACTATAATCGACAGCAAGTGTCCCATCTTATCGGAAGCAAAATTGAAAGCGTCTTTAAAACACTCGGGAACCAAACTTCCAATGTTGAAACTGTGCGTGTGATTAACATTAATGCCGCCGCTTATGGCTGACATCAATTGAGATAACGTCTCACTAATCCAACCCTTGGATTCTTCGTCTATACCGACTTTTACTGGTGGTATCATCTCAGATATGGACGGCATCTTGGGAAGACTAAACATATGCGGCGATAGATCTGTCATCAAAAAAGTTGTAGAATGTAACTTCTTATCGACTAATTTACCTCTCTTTATAGCGTTCGCTTTAAGTTTAGCCTTATTTTTCAACCTCGGTATTGCAGAGATCTTATGTACATGTTTGATGTCTAAACTGACATCTCGGGTAGTTATTTTTCCTAAGTGGGCAGTAAACCCCTTTCCATTTACTGCTGACTCGTTTTTTTTGCCGTTGCCTGACCACATTACTCGATTGTAAGATAACATTTTTGAGTAGGCTGATGGGCCGGCCGAAGCCGTCCCGGTGGAAATAAGCACCAATGCGTTTATATGTATAAAACGCAAAAATGTAACCAAAATTGTCATTTCTAACGACAAAATTTTATTCAATATTTGATCACCGATCAAGCCTGTACTGGCAATACAGCTTGATTATTCGTTTATAGAAGTAGAATATTCACAAGAGAAATTTGGCGACTCTTCGTCACGAACGATATATGTTGGCGTTGGCCCTTTATCCATCCTGCCGTACCTATTAGGCTTTAAAATGGGGGTTCAACTAGGACTATCATATATATAAGGCGGGTCTTTACAGGTTTCGAAGCCTGGTACCTTATCGTCTAGATTTGACGTCCGGTGATCTGTATTCAAATAAAATCATGTAATGAGAACCCATAGGTTCACCACCTGACGGGTGGAACTGACTAGATCCAAAGATCTCTTCGG